ATTCGATGCAATGCAAGGCCCGCGAGACCCGCGGGCCGATTATTCTCTGCTGGCCGATAAGTACAGACGAACCGACTACTTTGATTCGCTGGTGGACAACGCGGTCAAGCGTTATTCGCCTTACGCGCAGCGATGGGCGATGGTTGCCCAGGGGAATCACGAGCAGTCCGTGCTGAAGAACTACGCCACCGACCTGACCGAGCGTTTTGCTGCGGGGATGCGCTCGGCGGGCGGCCAAACGCAGGCGATGCCTTACGCCGGATGGGTTAGGGTGTTTGCCAAGGGGGCGACCAGGGAGCACAACCTGTTGACGCTCTACTATTCGCACGGATCCGGCAAAGGGGGGATGATGTCGTTTGGCACGCTGGACACACGGCGCATTCAGAGCTACATTCTGGCCGACGTGGTGGTTCAGGGCCATACGCATGACCCGTACGTGCTGCCGATCGCTAGGGAGCGGTTGAGCACAAGGAACGTGGTGACGCGAGAAGCTACGTGGCATATTCGCTGTGCTTCTTATCTAGACTCGTTCTCCCGTCGCGGCTGGGATGCCCAGTCTGGGAAGCCGCCGCGGGTGTTTGGCTGCGTGTGGTTGATGATTGAGTTCAACCGTCACGCGCACAGAATCTCAGCTCACCTTGACCTCGTGCCGTGATTACTATCCGGCTGCCGGCTATCGAGCGGGACGTATAATCGCCAGTAGGAGGTTTCTTATGTCGCTAGAAGCTGTTAGGGAGTTTCTCGGTTGGATCGCGTCGCTTACTGAGGTCAAAATCATCGCTGCCAGCATTCTGATCAACACCGCGCTGGCGGTGGCTGCCAGTATTCGCAATGACGACTTTCGCTTACCGGAGCTGGCTTCGTTCCTCTACAAGCACCTGCTGCCGTATGTCGTTGTCTATGTCTCGGCGCGCATTGCCGGAGACGAGCTCGGCCTTAGCGCAATCGCGCCTGCCGTCTGGTTGATCATCGAGGCGTCGCTGGTTGGTCGCATTGTCGCGTCTCTGAACGAGCTTGGCGTGCCGATACCGGACGAGCTGGCCCGGCGCGTGGCAAAGCGGCTGTAATTATCAGATGCGCATGGATGTCTTCACGGCTCTGTTTGGCGCGGTTGCTATCTTGCTGGCTGCACTCACCGCACATCAATCGGCGCAGATACAGGAGCTGCGGAGGGAAGTGCGTTCGCTGCGCGAGGAGCTCGAGCGCTACGAGGCGCTTACGCAGCGACTTGAGGCACTCATAAAGGAGATTCGCAAGTAACCGCTGAGATCATGCAAAAGGTCCCGCTGCGTCCATGTGCTGCGCCCGGCTGCCCGCGCTACGCTGAGGTTGGTTCGGCATATTGTGCCGAATGCGGGCGCGCCCGCCGGCGCCCGGACCCGCGGCCCAGCGCGGCCCGGCGCGGGTACGATTCGCGTTGGCGCCGGCTGCGGCGGATGGTGCTCGCCGAGCAGCCGCTGTGTCGGCGCTGCTTGGAGCGCGGCGAGGTGCGGCTGGCGGAGCACGTCCATCACTTGCGGCCACTAGTGGCCGGCGGGACGCATGAGCGCGATAACCTGATGCCGCTCTGCAGGAAGTGCCACGCCGAGGTGCATCGCCGTGAGGGGGAGGGGGATACTGAAATTTTCGAGGTTTGCGTATGAGACCGGCGCGGCGGCCTCGCGCGCGTGCGCGCGAAATTCCAAAAAAGTGGCATGGGGAGACGCAGGATAAACAGAGAGCGCCGGGGTGGTAGCTTGCCACCGATTCCGCTCACGCCGCCAGCCGAATACGAGATGAACGGCTTGGCTGCGCGCGAGTGGCGGCGCATCGCGCGGCTAATGCGCGATGCTGGTGTAGGCACGGCGCTTGATGTTGGAGTATTGGCAGCCTACTGCTTTGCTGTTGCTCGATTGGTTGAGGCTGAGCGGCGGATCGCCGAGGCGCATCTGGTGCGCAAGGACAAGCGCGGCGCAGAGCGTCGCCATCCGCTTGTTATGGTAGCTAGGGCTGCCGGCCAAGATGTCGCGCGGCTGGCTACCGAGCTGGGCCTGTCGCCAGCCGCCCGCCTGCGCGTGAGCTACGACGCACAGGGACAGGCTGACCCGTGGGATGCGTTGATGGAGGAAGTGCGTGATGGGGGAGATTGACGCACGGCTATCGGCGCGAGTTGTTGCGTTCTTCGAGCGTGGGTTGCGACACGTTCAGGGCGCGCAAGCGGGGCAGCCGTTTGTGCTCCAGGAGTGGCAGCGCGAGATTGTGACCGAGGTTTTCGCGCGCACAGACGGCGCGCGACGCCAGTACGAGCGCGCCTATATCGAGGTGCCACGCGGCAACGGCAAGAGTACGTTGGCTGCTGGTATGGCTCTATACGCGCTGATTGCCGACCCGCTGGATCGCGCGCCGCATGTGTACAGCGTCGCCGCTGACCGCGAGCAGGCGCGCATCGTGTTTGACCTTGCGCGCCAGATGGTATTGCAATCGCCAGCGCTGCGTGATCTGTGTAAGGTCGAGCGTCACGCGATATACAGCCTGCGCAACGGCGGCGTGTACCGGGTACTCAGCAGCGACGCCGCGAGCGCGCACGGCCTTCAGCCATCGTGCGTTGTGTTTGACGAACTGCACGCGCAGGATTCGCGCGAGTTATGGGATGCAATCAGCACATCGCTTGGCAAGCGACCCAGCCCGCTGCTCATCATGCTTACTACCGCCGGCTATGACTTGAGTAGTGTGTGCTATGAGCAGCACGAGTACGCGCAGGCGGTGCTTTCTGGCGCTCAGCGTGACCCGCGTTACTTTGCGCGAATTTGGTCTGCGCCGCTTGACGCCGATTGGACTGATCCGCAGGTTTGGGCAGACGCAAACCCAAACTGGGGGGTGACGGTGCGTGAAGAGTATCTGCGTGCCGAATGCGAGCGCGCCAAACGCACGCCTGGATACCAGCCCACCTTCCGGAGGCTCTATCTGAATCAATGGATTCAGCAGGAAACTAGATGGCTGGATCTACGCGAATGGGACGCCTGCCGTGCTGAGATCGACTGGCGAGATTTTGAGGGTGCGCCGTGTTGGGGCGGGTTGGACCTGGCCAGCACGAGCGACCTCGCCGCATTGGTGCTGGTGTTTCAGCGCGAAGGGCGCTATTACGCACTGCCGCGCTTCTGGGTGCCGGCTGATTCGTTGGCCGAACGCGCTTTGCGCGATCGTGTGCCCTACGACCAGTGGGCGCGCGACGGGTACATCATCCCCACGCCAGGCGCGGTGATTGACTATGACCGCATCATCGCGGACATCCTCGCGCTGCGTCAGCGCTATCGCATCGTTGAGATCGCCTACGATCGCTGGGGTGCGGTGCAGGTCGAGCGCAGGTTGACCGAGGCCGGATTGGTCATGGTGCAATTTGGGCAAGGCTTTGCAAGTATGGCCGCGCCGACCCGCGAGCTTGCTCGCCTGATCGCTGCGCGCGAGCTGGTCCACGACGGCAATCCCGTTTTGCGCTGGAACGCGAATAATGCGGTCGTTGAAAGCGACGCGGCGGGAAACCTGAAGCCATCAAAAGCGAAGTCTCGGGAGCGGATCGACGGCATTGTTGCGTTGCTCATGGGGTTGGATCGCGCCATGCGGCGTGGTGGGACGGTAGGATCCAGCGTGTATGAGTCTAGGGGGGTGCGAGTTTTGTGAGCATTGTTGAGCGTGTTCGCGCCTGGCTAGCGCCGCGCACCGAGCAGCGTATGTCGCCGGTTGTCCAGGTCGGCAACCTGTCACCCGCGCCGGTTACTGCGGAAGCAGCGCTCAGCTACAGCGCTGTGCTTGCTTGCGTGCGCGTGATTGCCGAGTCAGTGGCTAGCCTGCCGCTCATCCTCTATCGCCGCCGAAGCGATGGCGGCAAGGAGCGCGCAGCAGACCATCGTTTGTATCGGCTCCTGCACGACGCGCCAAATGATTTTATGTCGTCATTCGCCTGGCGCGAGACGATGATGCTACACCTCCTCTTGTGGGGGAACGCATATAGCCAGATCGTCCGCGACGATGTCGGGCGTGTGATCTCGCTGTGGCCTCTCGACGCAAGGCGGATGGAGGTTGTCGCCGCCAATGGCGGAATCTTTTACCGATACCGCGATGCGCGCGGCTCGCTGCGCGACCTGCCGCGGGAGCAGGTCTTGCACGTTGCATGGATGTCCGCCGACGGCATCCGGGGGATAAGCCCGCTTTCTTTAGCAAGAGAGGCGATCTCGTTAGGTTTAACGCTGGCCGAATACGGCTCGCAAGTGTTCCGAAACGGCGCGCGCCCCGGCGGAGTGCTCAAGCACCCGGGCTCGCTCAGCGAACAGGCCTACCAGCGACTCAAACAATCTTTTGAGGAGCAATATTCTGGCGTGGCTAACGCCGGTAGGACGATCATTCTCGAAGAGGGAATGACTTGGGAGCGGATCAGCTTCCCGCCGGAAGACGCTCAGTTTCTGCAAACGCGCAAGTTCCAGATCACCGAGATCGCGCGGATATATCGCGTTCCGCTTCACATGATCAACGAGATGGAACGGGCGACTTGGGGGAATGTCGAGCACATGGCGCTCGAGTTCGTTCAGCACACCTTGCGCCCGTGGTTGGTGCGATGGGAGCAAGCGATCAACCAGCAGCTTTTATCCACCGACGAGCGTGACCAACTGTTTGTAGAATTCCTAATTGACGGGCTGCTGCGCGGCGACATCGAGTCGCGCTACCGTGCTTACGCCATAGGTCGTCAGTGGGGATGGTTCTCGATAAACGACATCAGGGCGAAGGAGAATATGAATCCGGTTGCAGGTGGGGACGACTATCTCTCCCCGCTCAACATGCAGGTAATAGGAGATGAGAATGTTGGAGAAGCGGAGCTATCGAGCTGAGCTACAGGCCGGCGAGCGGCTGATTGGCTACGCCGTGCTATGGGACGTCGAGAGCGTGGACATGGGCGGATGGCGTGAGCGCATCGCGCCTGACGCTTTCGTTTGGAGCGACGTGCGGGCGCTTTGGCAACACGACCCGCGCTACGTCTTGGGACGGCTGTCTACTGGCACGCTTGAGATTGAATCCGACAAGCGGGGGCTGCGCGTGAGCATCACGCCGCCTGACGCGACTTGGGCGCGTGATGTGATTGAAAGCGTTCGTCGGGGTGATGTTGATCAAATGAGCTTCGCCTTTCGTGTTCTGGAAGATAAGTGGGATAAGATGGTGAGAACCGTGATGCGAGCTGAGTTGGTAGAGGTCTCGATCGTGACATTCCCGGCGTATGAGGTCACGAGCGTGCAGGTCGCGCAGCGTAGCCGGCTGGAGATCATGAGGAAGCGAATCCGCCTTATGGAGGTGATTTGAGTGGATATCAGGGAGCTGAAACAGAAGAAAGCCCGGCTGTTGGCGCAGGCCAGGGCGTTAGTTGACGGCGCCAGTGCTCAGGATAGGGATTTAACCGAGCAAGAAGAGAAGGAGTATGAGCAAATCATGCAGCAGATAGATCAGGTGAATTCTCAGATCGAACAACGCCAAAACATGTACATCGACATGCCGCCGCGCGAGTTGGAGCGCTACAGCATAGTGCGCGCCATTCGCGCAGCGGCGGACGCGGCGCGTGGCGTCCGCGGGGCTTGGGACAGCGCGGGGTTGGAATGGGAAGCCAGCCAAGCTGTGGCCCAAAAGCTGGGCCGGCAACCGCAGGGGTTCTTCGTCCCCGCCGACGTGACCGAGCAGCGCACGCTGCTTGCTGGTGGCAGCCCGATGGTGGAGACCGAGGTGATGTCCATCGTGGACGCGCTGCGGGCGAGGTTGGTCGTCAAGCGCGCCGGCGCTACGGTGATGACCGAACTGGCCGGCAACATCAGCATCCCGCGCGTGGCTTCTGGGGCGACGGGCTACTGGGTGAGCGAAGGCAACGCGGTCACTAAGAGCACTGCCACCATCCAGCAGATTGCGATGACCCCCAAGATCGCCGCTGGGTACACGGCCTACACGCGCCAGTTGCTTGCGCAGTCCGCTGTTGACGTAGAAGCGTTTGTGCGCCAAGATTTGGCCGCCGCCATTGCGCGCCAGATCGATCGCGCGGCGCTGCACGGCACGGGTACTGCGCCGGAGCCGCGGGGCGTTGCCAACACGACTGGCGTTAACGTGGTGGCAATCGGCACGAACGGCGGCGCGCCGACCTGGGAGCACATCGTCGCCCTTGAATCCGAGATCGAGATGGACAATGCGAACGACGACTCGCTTGCCTACATCACCAACCCCAAGGTTAAGGCTAAGCTCAAGACGACTCCGAAGTTCTCTGCAGCTCCTGAGCCTATCTGGGATGAAGACGTAAACGGTTATCCGGCTTACGTCACTACGCTCGTTCGCAGCGATCTAACCAAGGGCACGGGGAATAACCTGTCCGCGATCTTCTTCGGCAACTGGTCGGATTTGGTGATCGGCCTGTGGGGCGGCCTGGACGTCATCGTCGACCCCTATACCGATGCCGCTAGTGGCACGGTAAGGGTTATCGCTATGGAGATGGTAGACATCGCTGTGCGCCACCCGCAATCATTTGCCGTGGTTCTGGATGCTGTGGCATGAGGGTTCGCCTGACGCGCGCAACCATCATTGACGGCGCGGCGTGTGACGCTGGCGCGACGCTCGATCTTGACGAGCGGACCGCCATCGCGCTATGCGCGATGCGCCGCGCCGTTCCGGTGCGCGAAGAGCCGGAGCGCGCAGTCGCTTCGCAGCCCGAAGCTCGACATGATGACGCTGGAAGTGATAAGCCCGCCGGTCGCGGAGCCGGTCAGCCTCGCCGCGGCAAGACAGCACTTGCGAGTTGATCACGACGACGACGACGCGCTGATCGCTTCGCTGATCCGCGCGGCGCGGGAGGAGATCGAGCGCATGTCGCGCCATGCGCTGGTGCCGCAGGTGCTTGAGTTGCGCATGTCGGCTTGGCCATCCTCCCGCGTGCTGCGGCTGCCGCGGCCTCCGCTTCGCGCTGTCCAGCTTGTGCGGTATCGAGCGCAGGGCGAGCTGGTAGAGGTTGACCTGATGCACACAGCCATCACAGGCCATGCGGCAAGCGTGGTTGCGGATTGGCCCAGATCGGTTGCGCTGGAAGAGGCGGGGCTGCGCGTCAGGTACGAGGCGGGGTTCGACTCGCCGCCCGACTCACTGCGCCAGGCGATGCTACTGCTCATTGGGCACTGGTACGAGCATCGAGAGGGGGCGTTGCAAGGCCACATATCGCGCGAGGTGGCCTTTGGCGTTGACTCGCTAACTCGTGATTGGAGGCTGCGCGCATGATTGGCTTGCTTCGCGAGCGCGTCACGCTTCAATCGCCCGCCGCGTCCACCGACGCCGTGGGCGACGTCACCCAGGCCTGGGCGGTGGTCGCAACGGTGTGGGCGCGCATCCAGGCGCTGGCCGCCCGCGACGAGCAGCAGCAGTCGCGGGAAGAGCACGTCGCTCGTTGGCGAGTCACGATTCGCCATCGCGCCGATGTTGCGGCGGGCTGGCGGCTGATGTGGCGCGGTCGCGTGCTCTATGTCGAGGCCGTGTTGCCTGACGAGCGGCGTTCGTATGTCACGCTGGATTGCGTGGAGGTGGCAACATGATTGAAGCGCAAATCAAGATCGAGGGCGGCGAGAAGCTGCTGGCTGAGATGCGCGCGCTGGGTATCCGCGCAAGCAGCGCGCTGCGCGCCGCGATGCGCGCCGGGGCGGGCGTCGTCCAGCAGGCAGCCGAGCAGCGCGCGCCGTACAGGCGCAGGCCGCGCAAGGCAACCCGTACCCGGGCAAGTGTTAAGCGCGACGTGGTGACTGTTCGCGTGATGCCGACCAAGCGCCGATGGTACCTGCGCCTGGTTGAAACTGGCACGAAGCCGCACTTGATTCGCTCGCGCAAGATGCTGGCGTTCGAGGGGCGCGGCGGCCTGGTCGTCACGCGCGTCGTGCGCCATCCTGGTGCGCGCCCGCGCCCGTGGCTGCGCCCGGCGTTCGACGCGGCGCGCGATCAGGCCGTAGCCGCGATCTCTACCCGTCTGCGCGAATACATCGAGCAGAAACGCAGGCAGATCGTGGAGGGCAACGATGCGTGACGCGGAGCTACGTGCTCGGATCGCAACCGTGGGCGCTCTGGGCGGGCGTGTCTATGCGCTTGGCATCCCAGCCGATGCTGCGCTGCCTGCTGCCGCGTATCAGCTTGTTGCCAGCGAGCCGATTCGCTCGCTGGATGATGTAGAGATGACACGAAGGCAGTGGCGCATCGTGATCCACGCTGAGCAGGTGGCCCAGGCGCGCGGGATCGCTGAGCAGGTGCGGGGAGCAATCGAGGGATGGTCAGCGCGCGCGAGCGGAATCGAGATCGCGCGGGTGGATGACGTAAATGAATCGCTTGTCGATTTTGGCGACGGCCAGGCCGTTGCCATCAGTCTTTCAGTTTCAGTAATGGAGGTGTGATATGCCAGCTTATGCAGCAACAGGTACTAAGTTTGCGATCAAGGTGGGCACAGCCTTTCAGGACGTTGGTCAGATTAGCCAAATCAGCGGCCCTAACGTGCAAGCAGACACGATCGATGTGACCGATATTGACGCAATTTGGAAGCGCTACGTACCCGGACATCTTGACGCAGGCGAAGTGACACTTGAGGTGTTCATTGACCCGGCCAACACACAGCACACTGAGCTACGCACGGCACTGACCTCGCGCACGCGGCGCGAGTTCCAGATCAAGTGGACTCAGGTTGATCCGGATCAGACGATGACCTTTTTCGGGTACGTCACCGGTCTGGAATACAGCGCCTCTGCTGGAGAGGCGCTGACGGCTAGTGTGACGATTAAGGTGGATGGCGAGGTGACATGGGCGTCCGGGAGCTAATTTTGAGCGCGCGCGATCTGCGCACAGAAACTATCGAAGTGCCGGAATGGGGAACAACCGTCACGCTGCGCGAATGGGACGGCGCGACGAGAGACCGCTTCGATGCGCTTGCGCTGGAGGCGCGGGAACGAGGCGGCAAAATCCCGCCGCGTCTTCGTGCGTGGGTAGCTGCGATGTCCATCGTTGACGAGAGCGGGGAGCTGGTGTTTGGCGAGCCTGACATCGAGGCGCTGGCGCGCAAGTCTGCCCGTGCGCTCGATCGCATCGTAGAGGCCGCGCTCAAGCTGAACGGTCTTGCGCCAGACGCAGTAGACCAGGCAAAAAAAGACTGAAGGCTAGGCCGGAACGGCTGATGTGGCTGCGACTCGCTCTCTCGCTTGGCTGCTCCGTGCGCGAGGCGCAGACCCGCGTCAGTAGCAGCGAGTTTACCGAGTGGTGCGCGTACTTCCAGATCGAGCCATTTGGCCCGTTGGCGGAATGGGCGCGCTGGGCGCAGATGATGGCGCTGTTGGCCAACATCCACCGACGCCCAGGTACGCGCGCGCTGCGTCCACAGGACTTCATGCCGCGGCAGCCGCAATCATCCGAAGACCACTATCGCATTTTGAGGATGCTATTCCCACCTAAGTCGTGAGCAACATCGCAACCCTGACCGTCACGCTAACTGGGCAGGTCAGCCCGCTCCAGCGCGCGCTGGCAGTCGCTGAGCGCGACACGTCTCGGACGCTCGGCGCGCTGCAATCAAGCGTGAAGAGCACGGGGCGGGTGATGGCTTCTGCGCTGGGCGCGAGTGCACATGGCGTTCACTCGGCACTGTTGAGCGTGCAAGTGGGCGCACGCGAGGCCGGTGGTGCGTTATCTGGCGCGCTGGCCGCCGGTGCATCCGCTGGACGTGCCGCGCTGGGCGCGCTGGGCAGCGCAGCCCAGGGCGCGCTAGGCGCGCTTGGCGGGCTGGCAGCCAAGGCTGGCGGGCTGGCGACTGGCGCGCTGCGCTCGCTTGGCCGCATTGCCGAGTACGCGGCTGGGCAGATTGTGGCGATGGGCGTGGCAGCGGGGACAGCGCAGATCAGGCAGGCGCTAGGCGAATATGCCGACTATGAGCGGCTTAGCGCGTCGCTTCAGGCGCTGGTCGCGCGCGAGCTGATGGTGGCTGGCGGGGCGCAGGACATGGCCAGCGCGATGCAGATGGCGGCTGGGCGGGCTGACGAGCTGCGCCGATGGATAGAGCAACTAGCGATCGAGTCGCCGTTTAGCCAGGAGGACGTCGCTCAAGCTTTCAAGACAGCTCTTGCGTATGGGTTTACAACGCAAGAGGCGCAGCGCCTTGCAAGCGCGATGATTGACTTTGCCGCGGCTACAGGTGCGTCAGGTCAGGTGATGGATCGTGTTGCGCTTGCGCTTGGCCAGATTCGCGCGCGCGGCAAGTTGGCAGGCGGCGAGCTATTACAGCTAACCGAAGCTGGTTTGGATGTCAGGGATGCTTTAGCCAGAAGCCTAGGTAAGTCTCGTCAAGAGATTGAGGCGATGATTGAAGATGGCATTGATGCAAACACTGCTATCTCCGCCATTGTTAGCACGCTGGAGAAGGATTTTGGCGGAGCGGCAAAGCGGCAAGCTAACACATTCGCTGGGCTGCTGAGCACGCTCACCGACGTACGCGCCGTGCTGCGCCGATCGCTACTCGCCCCGGCGTTCCGCGCCGCTCAGCCGGCGCTGGATCGATTCGTGAGCACATTGCAAGAACCGCGCACCATCGCGCGCGTTGAGGCGCTGGGCGAGCGGCTGGGACGGTTGGTAGCGCGCGCGATTGAGCTTGGGCAAGCATTCCTTCTCAACCAGTCGCTAGGTAGGGTTGAGCAGGCTATCGCATCCACTGGCGCGCGCCTGCGCCAAGCCGCCGAGTTCGCCGCCGATCTCGCTCGCGGCGTAATCTCGTTTGGACGTGCGCTCGTCCAAAGCGACGCGGTAGATCGCATCATTGAGTCGGCGCGCGGGACGCTGGGTGCGCTTCGTGCGCTGGGGGCGGAGACAATCGAGCTTGCGCAAGGCGCGTTGGCTGCGCTTCAACAGCGCGGCTTATCCGGCTTGCTCGCATTCTTAGCTCAGGCTGCTGGCGGGGCGCTCGGCGCTCTGGTCGCGCTGGCGCGTGAGCGCGTTATCCCCGCTGCTATCTTGTTGATGGCCGAGGTTGGCGAGCGCGTGCGCGAGTACGCGCCACGTGTGCTCGCCGGCGTCACGGACGCGCTGCAAGCCGCTGCTCCCGAAGCGCTTGCGCTGGCGAGGCGCGTGGTCGCTGGCGCGGCAGAGCTGCTCATGCGTGCGCTGGACGGCATCGCCGACCGAGCGGGCGACTGGATGATTCGTGCTGCCGACGCGATGGCAGCTCGGGCACCGGAGCTGATTGCGCGTGCCCAGGGAGTGGATTGGGGTGGCCTGCTGAAGCGCTACCTGCTCGGCGGCGCAGAAACGCCGGAGCAAATCGTTGAGTGGGCGCTGCGGGCCGCAATCGTCGCCGCCGGCGGCTTGATCGGCGGCGCGTTGGCCGGGCCGGCGGGCGCGGTGGCCGGCGGCCTGCTCGCGCGGTGGCTGATCGATCTGCCAGTGGTTCGCAATCTCATCAGCCAGGCAAGTAGCGCAGTGGTTAGCGGTGCGCGCACCATCGCTGACCGGTTGCGCGAGATCGGCCAGTCGCCTATCTGGGGGCAAATTGCCGAACGCGCGCAAGGTGTGTTTGCGCGCGTGGGTGAACTGGCCGCACCGTTCGTCGAGCGCACTCGCGCGCTTGTGGAGCGCGTCGCGGGAATGCTGGGAGACTTCTTTGAGCGAAACCAAGATCGCTTTGAGAAGATCGGCAAGAACTTTCTGCGCATCATCGAGGACATCGGAGAGTCTCCGTTGTGGCAGACGCTTTACGACATCATCTCGCGCAGCTTTGAGTTTGTTGCGGGGCTGATTGAGCGCGTGCTCGATTCGTTGTTGCGCTTTGCCGATGTCGTGTTGGCTGTGTTGGCCGGCGACACTGAGCAGTTGGGCGCGTTAATGAAACGCTTTGCTGAATCTGCTGTCAGCACGGTGGGCTACCTTATCGAGGGTGGCGCGAGCGCCCTGTTGCGCAACCTGCGTGATCTCTTGGCTCGCGCGCTCGAACTCTTAACGCCGTTCCTGGCCGGAATCATAAGAAGCCTGCGAATGATTCCTGGCGCAGAGCAGCTCTTTGGTCAGCAGCTCGCCGATGCCGAGCGTGCCATTTTCGGCGCACCTCAAGCGCTGCGCGCGATGGAGATTGCGCCGATGAGCCAATGGCAGATGCCTGCCATCAATCTGACTGTCAACGCACCCAGCACAGATGCGCGGGAGATCGTTGATGAGGCGATGCGAAGCTTGAGGCTTGCAATGAGGTTGAGGCCGTGAAGGTAAGAATCCGCCGCGACGATCGGGAGCTGACGATTCACGACGACGAGCGAAGGTACTCACTAGCCTACGCCGTGCTGGCGCACGAAGGACTCGGCTCGCCGCCAGTAGAGCGAATTAGGCTGCGTGGCTGGCGGCAGGACGGCGAGACCGACTTGGGCGCGGTGCTCAGGCCGCGCAGATTCTCACTGGTTGTGCTTATTGATCCGTATCGGCAGAGGTCTAATGACAACCTCGGCTTCGCGCGCCGATTGTTGGGCATCCTTGCGCCAGATAAGGAAGTAGAATTCGAGTTCGAATTGCTTCCTTACGTCCGGAGGACGCTGCGCGCTGCGCTGATCGACGCGGTGGCTATGCCGAGCAGCGAGATATATAGAGACCGGCAGAAGCTGCTGCTCAATCTTGAGGCAAGCGATCCGCTCTTCTACGATGCGCAATCGCAAGCTGTCGGCTGGTCGGGAATCGCTGCCGGACTGACCATCCCGCTGAACATCAACATCACCATGGGTGACGGGGCACTGAATGCACCCCAAACATTTAGCAACAACGGCACGTACCCCAGCGCCTGCCAGATCATCGTGCGCGGGCCGTGCTCTGGGTTCGTCCTGACGCTGAACGGCACACTCATCGGCTACGGCACGCTTGCTGCAGACCGTGAGTTGCGGATCAACAGCGCATGGGGGCAAGCGAGCGCTACTGAGCATGATGCAGCGACCGGCGAGCTTCTCGGCAACCGCTTGGCCGGTGTAATTGGCGATTTAACGCGCTTGCGCGTGATGCCAGGTGTCAACACGGCTTCGGTGCTAGTAACTGGCGGATCGCCGCAGACGCAAATAACGCTGGCCTACACACCAGCGTATCTATCTTTGTGAGGTGAGTGAATATGGCTGAACGAAGTTACTTATGGCCGACAACCGGCACGGGCGATGGCCCAAGTGGCGGCTACCCATACACGCAGATCGCGGAGATGATGGAAGCGCTATACCCCACAGGCGTTTTGTGGGGTTTGAGCACAAACGCCAGCGGATTCAACGTCATCATCAGCCCCGGCAAGGCAATCGTGCAAGGGGTGCTCTACACCAACGATGCCCCTCTTACGCTCACTGTAGCAAACCCGGGCAGCGGGAACACACGGCGCGACTTGGTGGTACTGCGCGGCAACGCCAGCGCACGTACAGTTCGGTTGGTAATCAAGTCGGGATTCATTAACAGCGGTGCATATCCGACGCTTCAGCAAGATGCATCGTTTCCCGCCAGCGGGGTTTTCGAGATTCAGATTGCGCAGCTGCTGGTCACCAGTTCTGGCGCGACGATAGCCGGCGGGCCGATCATGACGACTCCGCGCGGCATTGTGGGCAGGGCACAAATAGCCGAGGGCGCAGTAACCGCGTCCAAAATCGCGGATGAAACAATTGACGCATCGAAGCTGGCCGACAACTCAGTAACCGAAGACAAAGTGGCGTTCTCTTTTGCAACAGCAGACAGGAGATGGGCCGGATCGAGTTGGTTGACATTGTCGGGGACGCGCAGAATTGCCACAGCGCAGCTTACCGTGCCCTTTGGCGCCGGTGAAACAGGTAAGGTGGCAACTATAAGTCTGAACGGAGCGTTTAATCCGGGCACTCTTTTATACGTTTATGCTCAGGTATATGCAGACGATCTGGTTTGGGTGAGCAATCACGGATGGTGGGATACCACTAACAATATTTACTCGTTTACGGTACGAAGAAACGCTACTAACGCCACCGGATACCTGTTATCAGCGATGTTTATAGGACCGTACTGATGCAAATCAGATCGCTCACCCCGCCTTGGCCGAATCAACCCATCGAGCGCAAGGCGCTGCTGCGCTTCACCGAGCTTCGCTATCGCCTTGCAATCAACCAGCCGGCGCGCATCAGCGCGCGGTTGGTGCCGCCAGCAGACGTTGCGCTGAATGACCTGATCGAGCTGGTGCGCGATGATGAGCGCGAAGCTCTTGCGTACGTGGCAGAGTTAAGCAGCGACGGGATGACGATCGGCATCGAAGCCGTAGGGGTGCTCGGCATTCTCGGCTGGCGGCACGTGCTGTACTTCGCCGGAACTGCTGGGCGTTCGTACTTCACCAACATCGCTGCAGAGACGCTCGTTAAGACTATCGTGACAACCAACCTAGGCCCACAGGCCGTCACCGAGCAGGGGAGATTAGCAAACGGGGCTGTAAGTTGGTTTACCGTGGAGACCGACGCCGGACGCGGGCCGGTTATCGCCTCCCGCGGCTGCGCGTGGCGTAACGTGCTGGATGAATGCGTAGAGATTGCCGAGCAGGCGCAAGCCGATCTACTCGTCGTGCAAGCTGGCAATGTGCTGGAGCTGCGCTACATTCCGCGCTCATTGCATGAACCATCGCACATTTTCTCGCCGTCCTTTGGCAACGTGGACGGCTACGAACTGCGTCGCATCGCGCACGAGGCGAGCCGCGTCTTGGCCGCTGGGCAGGGAGAAGGGGTAGATAGGCAATATGCCATCGCGTTGCTGACCGGCGGCCCGCCACCGCTGCGCGAATACGTCAAGCATGCGACGTGGGACGGCGCGCAACTTGGCGAGGAAGCGCAGGCCGAGTTACGCGCGCGCGCGCCGCGGATAGAGGTGCGCTGGCGCGCAGCGCAAACCGTCGGCTCGCGCTACTGGCGAGATTACCGGCTAGGTGACTACGTGCGCGTGCAGCTCGAAGACTACCTGGCCGTACACCGCATCACGGCGGTAGGCGTGGCGATGTCCGGCACGCGAGAAGACATTGAGATCGAGACGACGCCGGTAACATGATGACCGACAAAGACCAGCAGCTCAACGCGCTAATGCGCGCCATCAGCGACCTGGCGGCGCGGGTGCATCGCCTTGAGCGCGCCGAATACGGCGCCGGCGCAGCAGGGCGCATCGCTGCTGGGTCGGTCACGCTGCAACTGGCATTGAGCACCGGGCAGTGGTACTACAGCAACACGCAGATTCATCATGGAGCGGGAACAGACGACTACATCGTACTTTTGGAGGTTGAGGAAGCCCCGGCCATCGCATGGGTGACCGATCGCACGCCAAACACGTGCGTGCTTTGGGCGGCGATCGATAGGCAGTTGGTTGATCAAGCTGCCACGCCAACCATCAGATATGTAGTGCTGAGATGAAGATGAACAGGCGTGACGTTATCTCCGTCGGCATCGCCGCCGCACTGACTGCCGCGCTTGCGCTAGGGAGCGCGGCGAACGAGATGCTCATGCGCGGCCCGCTCGATTCGCCGCCGCCGACGCCCACTACGACGCCTAAGCCGCTGATTCTCACGCCTAGGCCGACCAGCACCGCACTGACCCCGCGCCCGCCGACGCCGACGCCGCAGACGATCGCGGCTACGCCCGGGCCGTGCACGGTGGCTTTGCACGAGCGGAGCGCGACGTGCAAAACAGCGTACTACCAGCCAGTGACGTGGACATACGGCGCGAATGTGGTTGTGACTTCGTCGCTGTTCGATGGTACGAGCAGGGCGACCTTTGGCGCAGCATTAATCGGCGGAACGTCGATCGTGGTAGCTCCGCGTTGGCAACCCGTGAGATCGCTCAATGTCATTACGCTGACAGGGCAAATATCAAACTGGGCTGCTGGGGCAACCCTAATCGGATCGGGGCCGCCGGCGGCAGCATTGACGCTGGTTCATCACCGGTGGATAACCAACACAAACAGCTACCGTGCTACCTTCTATTCGGTGTCAACGAACGCTCAGGGCGTGTGGACACTCAATGTGCCGGGCGGCGTACTCGCGCACCCGCGCGATTACTGGCAGGTGCGCTACGTCGCAAACGGCGTAACTTATGTGAACGGCGTGTTTACGCGCCGGCTGATCTTCCCGGTCGTGCGCAAGCAAAGTTAAACCCCCGGCTGGTTAGGCCGGGGGTTCAACTCAACTAAGCTTCAAAAGACAAAACGTTTGTCAGGGGTCACGAATACTCCATAGCAAGTTTTATCTGCATTCTTCCATCAGCCTGATGATCACTGCAACCATCTGGAGAAGAACAGGGTCATGTTGAGCTAGATAGGCCAAATCCGCAAGCCTAAAGCACCCGCGAATCCCGGCCTGCTCCAGTAACTTGTCGGCCTGCTCCGGCGGCAGCGCATTATGCGCTGCGCGCCAGAGTAAAGCCGGGGATACTTCGTATTGCTTGGCTGCTGGAAGGTCAGCCAAAACACGGCATGCATCCCGCAACGACAGGGATGCAATGTCGGCGCGCCGGATGGCACGGGCTACATCACGAAGCTTCATGACCAACCTCACAGCGCTGATATGGCATCCTTCGCATTGCGAAGGCTACCGCACTTTCTACATCAAAGAACCGAGCCA